TTCAGGATTTCTGCGCCATTTTTAGGCGTGAACGTAACGCCATTATAACTATCAGCAGTATTTAATGTTACCCTATCCCGGAAAGCCTTATCAGCTGCATCAATTACTACCTTTAGCCGGGCAATATTAGAATAGAATTGTATTGGCGTTTGATCTCCAGCTTCAAACATTCTATTAATTAAATCAATGCCGGTTTGTTCTGCTTTTTTCTTTGTGAAATCTGGAGAGTAAATTGTCTCCATTTCTTGTGATCTCATATCAAAGAATAAATCTTTTGATGTTATCATGACTTTTTATCTAATTCGTTTAACAATTTTGTTTCGTTCTCTTTGCTGATGTTGTACTTCTTTTTAATTACCTCTAAATCATACCCATCAATCAATGCCTGAATCGCTGAACTCCATTTCTCGGTCTTTGGATTTAGCCAAGGCTTTTCAACTGGAGGATCCTTCTCAGCTGCTTTGTTTCCATCATCATCATCATCAATGTTTAATCCTAATATACCGGCTAAAGCATAACGCTTGGCGTAAGTAATGGCTGATCCGACTGCCTGTGGATCATTTGGCTTTGCAACTGGCATAATGTATTCATCCATTAAGTACTCGCCTGATTCGGCGTGAATCAAAATAGTACACAAACCGTTAACTCCAGTCGGTGATTGAGAATAACACAAGCCGGATTCAATCAACGGCTGACTGATTGCATCCTGGATGTTTGACAATGATGCGTAATTTGATTTGAAGAAAGGATTCTTGGCATCCTTCTTAATCTTGCTCACCTTAGCTTGAAATTCTACCAATGCTTTAGCGATGTTTTTAATGCTATCTGATTTTTGCATAAAATAAAAAAGCGTATGCCTTCAAGGTGTCCACTCCTCTCCGGCAATACGCCAATGTTTTTAAGTTTGTGATTGTGGACATTAATAACAAAAGTATAAAAATAATTTAATTAACCAAACAAAAAATTACAATTAGGCTAAATGCTCATAACATTAACATAAATGTTACAGTATCATCTTGCTTTTTCATTGTCAATTATCGTTTCTAATGCAAGAGAATAATCGCCTTGAAATAAAATGTCTACTGTTTCCCTGCCATCCAATACCTGGACATTTTCCTTTGTTCCTTGCATCGTGCCATCGAAGTAGTCCTCAATCATTGTTTCTCCAGAATGCTCAATATGCGTGATATTATCATCCTCATCGTAAAATAGCAGATGATTGTTCACATCAAGATCGCAGTCAAAGCCGAAATCTTGGAATAGTTGTTGGATTGCTTTCATTAGCTGATTAATAAGTAAAATTTTACAAATAATTCTATTAAAAATACAAGGATTACTGCAATAATACAAGCCAAAAGAATAGAAGGATACGAGGAATAAGCGACAGCCAAAGCGACAGCCGACTGCGGCACGCGTGGGTCAACGCGCATTTCATGTCTAAAGTAATCGGTAGTAAAAATAAAAGCACTAAGACTAAATGCAGTGGGAGCGTTGGCCACGCTGGCAGTCGGCGCTACCGCAGCGGCAGTCCTCGCCGGACAGGCGTCTTCCAGACGGGCATTTCAGAGGAATAGTTTTACTTGGAGTAAACCCAATTACGAGTTGACATTTTCGGGGGGCTGAGCCCTAAATAAATTCGTGGTCGCTCTTTAGTGGTAGACTGAGCGACATACACAGGCAATGTCCACTAGCGTGGAGCAAAATACCAACTTTAGGGTATAAAAAATATGAAATGAAAAATCGTAGATTTGTGAAAACAAAACACAAATGCACGGAATGCCAAAATTCGTAAAAATACTGGAACTAACCAGAAACGGAAAAACACTAAGGGTGTTTATATTCAAACAAAAAGGCTTGAAGCCAATCATCAACAAAAACAAATCAAAATGAAATTCGACGTAAGTATTCTCGCGTATGACACAAATGGAAACGTAGCCCAAAGGCTCGAACTAGACAACCTAAGCATGATTATGCTAGTGGGAGTATTAGTGGGGTTTCCCAGAAAAAAATTCGCTTCAATGGTCGTAACTATAGTCACAGCAGAGGCAGAATAAAAATCATTGTAAACATCTCAAACACATAAAAAAATGTGGGAAGTACATCACCAATACAGAAATGGAGAATGGGTTCCAGTATGGACGTTCAATGAACGAAAAATGAACCAACAACCAATTGTAATAACACCAAAAATGGAACCCTTACAAAAACCAACGGAAGAAGAAGAAGCAGAAATCGAAAAAATCTTCGAACGATGGAAATCAAAGAACACTACGTTACCGAAATAACGTACGTAAACCTAGACGAAGACGGGTTGATAATAAAAGACTTCGACAACAACAAATTCCAAATCACTAAAAAAGAAAAAGGTGAAACAACAAGATCAAAACACTGGGTTACCATCAGATGGTTCTACTATGTTAGAAGAAAACCCGAACAACTCACGCTTTTCTAGCATGGAAATAAAGGGCTCACCATTTACGGCTGTAATGCAAGAAGACAAATGGTTCATCACGTGGGGAACATGGAGAATAAGTGACTATTTGGATAGTCACGAAGAACTAGAAAAATACCTGGACGAACAACGTTGGAACGTAATATGTGCGTACATGGTAGCACTACAACAAGCAGCGAGGCGATACGACAAAGAAATGCAAGCGACGCCAGAAGAACAAATGTTAACTAATCAAAATCAATAAAATGAGTACAGTAACGCTAGGAGGCGACAGGCTGGGCGTAGAAGGGAAAATGACCGTTGAAATGAACGGATTCCCAACAGCGCCAGCAAACATGCGCCAAATATGGCAAAACACACAAAGTCCAGGTACATTACCTGTAGTACTAACTGAAGTGTTATTGCCAGGAGACAAAGGAAGCTTGAAACTTAACGCGAGGGTGGACACACTACCAACATTAGGGCCGCTATTTTCAAGCTTCAAACTACAAATCGACGCATTTATCAGCCCCTGGAGGCTGTATAACAGTCGAATGAGGGGGAATATGACGGGTGTGGGTTTGACAATGAATACAGTCAAACTACCAACAATGACACTGACAGCAAAACCAACGGCAGACGATACAGACGATATTGACAATAGTCAGATAAACCCATCGTGCCTACTTAAATACCTTGGGTTAAGCGGAATCGGAATAGCACCGACAGAAGATGAAACAAGAGATTTTAACGCAGTAGACCTTCTAATATATTGGGAAATCTACGAAAGATACTACGCAAATCAACAGGAAAAACGGGGTGCCGTTGTTCACTGCGGAGATGGGGTAGCAACAGCACAAACAGTAACGGCCGTAGGCGTAAGTAGTCCGGATGGAAACGTGAGCTTCACAATAACACAAGCACCAGGAGTAGCACCACCAGTAATGATAGGTGCGGGATACCAAATAAATATAAACTGGACAGGCACAGAACCAGACCCGAAGCAGGTATACATAAATACACAAGAAGCAGGACTAGTATCTGTGTATGATCTAGTAGGAGGAGCTATAAGTTCAAATGGAACAAGCAGTATGTACGGAACGCTAAATGTGACCAGATGGGGAACGTTAATTCCATTAAACTGGCAATACGAAACAGGGTCGCAACCAAGAACCGTAAAACCAAGGGTACAATTCTTTGATCTGACGAATATCGACGACGTAAGACATGAAATATTGTCATACAACCAAACAACACCGTACTCAATAAATACCGCAAACTTAGCACCGTACAAATACCTGTTCGAAGAAGGTACGGACGGAATGCCGAACACACTGTGTTCACAGGAAGGACTCGGTATCAAAACACACATTAGTGACATCAACAACAATTGGGTTGACACAACCTACATGGCTAACGTGGCGTCAGCAAGCGCGGTAAGTACAGTGGGGAACCAGTTCACAATCGACAGTTTCCTGCTAGCGGAAAAACTATACCAAGTACTGCTACGGGTAGCAGTTAGTGGAGGAACGGTTGATGACTGGATGGATGCAACGTATGGCATGAAGCCAAGCGGAAAAATGGAGATGCCAATGTTTATTGGCGGTATGAGTGAGGAGGTACAATTCCAAGCAAAATACTCCATGGCAGCAACAGAAGGACAACCGCTGGCCACCTTGGCAGGAACCGGAGGTTTGGGAGGAAACCGAAAAGGGGGATACGTTCGTATCAATGAAGTAAAGGAACCAAGTACACTAATGGTAATAGCATCGTTAACGCCGCGAGTAGTATACACGCAGGGCAATAAATGGAGCTTAAACCTCAGTAGTGTGGACGACCTGTTTAAACCAAAGTTAAACGGAATCG